ACCCATCCATATACCAAAGACACCCGTCATTACACCCATAACAACAGATACAAACGCTGATTGTGCCGCAGTTGGGGAATCTAGACCCATGAACCACTCAGCACAACGCCAAGACATTACGGTACTAGCAAGCATCATCAGTCTTGGTAGGATTTTCCATCTTAAAAAAGTGTCTACATTCATTGTATTAAAATCTCATTTAAACCAAAGCCCTCTAACAAGACCAAAGTAAAGAATAGTAAGAGAATACCTCCTGCTATTAGTTTACCACTGAAGTTAGTAGACCCTATCTTTATAGCAACAAACTCATTGCCTAATATTCTAAGAGATAACTCAAAGCTGTTCTGTCCTACATCTAAATTTACTATTTTCTTTTTTTCTTCAGACATTAGTACACCCTCACTTTCTTTGGGTCTATTTTTGGGACTAGTTTGCACATGCATTGGTATGTGGTTTCTTTGTTTTCTTTCATAATAGTTTGATTATGCAATCGTTTCTTATATGACAAACAATTACTAACATCCTTAAAATAAATCCCGCCTTCCAACTGTGCTCCTAGATAGCAGACGAGCATGAAGGCCGTCACTTTTACAAGAGATCCTTGTAGTAATCAGAGTTAGGAGCAAATACTTCCCCACCGTCTGCCATTTTTGTAGGTTTTATTTTATCTCCGTGACCCTCTCTTATTAAAAACTGTTCAAAACTCATAGAATCTGAGGCAGGACCATCAAAAAATTCTTTTCTTAGTTCCTTCTCATTTCTTTTATCACCTGCTTTAGCCACCTTGACCTCCTTGGTTGTTCTGTTGTTTCATTAGCTCACGTTGCATAGACGAATCAATCCTAGCCTGCGCTATATTCTCAGAGCTTTGTATACGCTTGTCAAACTGATCGCCACGCTGCTCTACCTTCTTCTCTTCTAGTCCGAGTTTAGCCCTGTCTATATTAGCGTCATTCTGTTCTGCCTGTGACTTCAGCTGTAGCTCCTGCTCTTTTAACTTTACAAGAGGATCAGGCTGACCTGCACCACTTAACTGACCGCTTAGAGCTTTCAACTGCGACATGCCTTCCGCAACATACTGAGCTGTCTTGGCTTCCATATCAATCATCTGCTCTTCTGATATGGCTTGACCCCCGCCCGTTTGTATCAAATCAACAGCAGCTCTTTCACGAGCCCCTATCTTAACGTGTTCCATTATGTGCTTCTGTAAAGCAACCGCCATCTGAGGAGACTGAGCTACAAGAGGTGTAGAGCCAAAAACCATGTGTGCCATTATATGTGCCTCGTGAGATTGACCCTCAAAAGCCACCAGCTTTATCTGATCCAAAACATCTATGTTTTCTTGAGCAGGATCCTTTGGTACAGACTCTGGCTCTGGTGTACGTTTCAAAATCCTGTCTATATCTCTTACACCCAAGGCCTCATACATATCCCTGAATATCTCGTACATGTTATGCATATCAGGAGCCGCAGTAGCTAACTGCATCTTGGTCTGCGCTAAAGATATCCTCTGTGCCTGACTGAATACATTCGGATTAGATACAGGTAAAACATCAACCCTATCGTCAAAGTCCTCTCGTCTTATACTGCCATCCACACCCGTGATACTATACGGATACTCATCTGGTAAGAACTCGGACATTACCTTGGATAACAGCTTAAACTCCAGCTTCATCGCATAATGTAATCTTTTATGCACAGCTGACATGACCCGTGAGCCCTGTTCCAACATCGCTATAGTGGTACCCACAGCTGCCTGCTGATTACCATCGCCTACTTTCAAGTCCGTTATGGTAGCGAATCGCTGTCCCGCATCAACTACAAAACCCAACAAACTCATCAAAGTCTGGTCAGGTCCCTTGAACGGCAACGACATTAAACTTGCCTTTATATCACCACCTGGAGCATCTACATCCCTAAACTCCCCAGGCTGTAAAGGCTCGTCATCATCCCTGATCCGTAGGCCGCGGGCCTTAAATCCTGCTGGAAGATTAGATAGCGTACCCGCATCAATCAACTGCCTCAATGCAGCAGTCGCGGTTCGCGATAGACCACCAATAGTATGGATCAATCCTAATCCATAGAAACCAAAGCCTGGAAGAAACTTATAATGTACAAAATATTGTATCTTTGACTTCTTCTCATCGTCTTCTCTGTAATTCCTGCGAATCGACAGTATCTGGCCATTATCCTGTGATATTGTTACCACATACGGTATCTTAATACCTGTCGGCTCACCGTCTTCACCAGTCTCTTCATACCCCTCTAAATCCAAATCAACATGACATTCCAATAACGTACAGTCATAATCAATCTGTGTTGGATACATACCATCAATTCTCTCAAGCTCTTCAGCTACACTACCTGAATCAGCCTGAGCAGGCATAACAGGTATATCCCTGTAAAATCCCGCTACCTGCCTCTTTCTCAAATCATTCAGACTTAACTTCAAAACCTGTGTGATATTAGGGCACGTCTCTAAATCTGTCGTGTTATACGGTACAATCAAATTCTCAGCTGGAACAAACTTACTTACAGCCCGCTCCAAGTTCTCATCATAATATACCTTCTTGAACGTACTACCCGCCAGCGGCAAGAAGAATAACATCTGATCTAACTCAGGCGTATACTCCTCCATCTCGCAAGTAATATAATAGTTCATAAACTCCTTTACACGTTGAGCTTGGTCCTCTTTCTCAGGAGTACTAGATCCAAGCACTGTTGTTCGCACGGGTCCAGTTGGCGGCAACAATTCATTAAACGCTTGAGCTTGGAACTGCGTGGCTGACTCGGCAAGCAAGGGGTGCGTGACACCGCTCGCGCCTCTAAAGGGTTGTGACCTCTCTTCGTAACTAAATCCCAACAACTCCAAACCGTTAGCGAAAGCATCTTCCCACTCCTGTCTGCCACTCTTGTTTTCATCAAACTCACCCGTCAGCTCACTGGCTATCCTACCCAGTAAACCATCAGGCATCTCTTCAGCTAAGTTGGCAGAAAACTCTTCAGTCGTGCCTCGTTGATCCTGTGGCTCAAAATCAACGATAACACTACCATCATCTTCTTCCATAATCTCTACATTCTCTGGCACAGGTCCCATGTCAAGACTGTCAGGTATCTCCACCTCTACTTCAGCCGCTAACTCATCCTCGTCTATCTGAGACGGGACATTTTCCATCATGCTGCCTATCGGTTCTCTTGCCATGTAATTCTCCTTTTAGGTACTATACAACATTCCTATGCATTTTAACAGCCCTGTCCTTTAGGCCTATAACACCGCCCTCGGCTTTGTTTTCTTTCTTCTCTCTCTCTTTTCGCTCTTTTTGGAACTTTCTTATAAATTTATCTCGCGCACTCATAACCTGAAAATAATCCATGTCTGGTGTAATATTAGTATACGTCTTTTCATAAGACAGATTTGGATCTCCAAATTGTTGTGGAAAAAGATCTGAATAAGACTTTTTATCCATTAATTGGCCACTCGGGGCTGATTTTAACATTTCTTCAGCAAACTTTTTTGTGGCAGGTTGATCTAACATAACTATATTTAAAAGATCATACACCTGCCTTAATTCATTTAAGGTAAAATTTTCTTCTACATCCTGTCGATCTCTGTCAAACAAACCTTTGTCAGGGTACAATGTATTAATTATTTCTTTAAATTTTTGTTTATCAAATTTTTCCATATACTGGTTTGTAGATCGTCTGATTTCTGACATTAAAGCTTGTTTTTTATCTCTATCAATATATTTAGGTATATTTTTTAAATCAAATTCTGCAGATACTTTTTCTCCATAACCAGACTTTGGATCATCTAAAATTTTCTGAGCCTTAGCTAATCCTCTGTTAGCGTAAACGGAAGTCTGAGTTAACATGTCATCTACATAAGCCTTATTGACGATGGCTTGAATAAATCTATGTTCTGCTCGACCTGGTTTAGTTTCATCTCCAATGTTTTCAAAATCATTTGCATCTAACTTTTCTCGTAAAGATCTAATGTTTACATTAGGATCTTTTTTTAAAGTCTGTGCTCCTTTGTGTAAAACCTCGTGCATGATTATCATATCAGTAGGACTTTGAAAATAAGCACTTGCCTGCGTCATAGGCTCAACAACAACCATGTTATCTAAAGGAAAATACTTACCTCTAGCTAGTCCTAACCCTTCAAGTTGTTTTGTTAAAGCATCATCTTTTTGTTTTTCTGTCATATCATCTGTTACAGTTGGATATATTTTAAGAAAATCAGATAAACTTCTGTTGTCCCTTAAACCTGCTTGCATCATTTTATAAGCCAACGGATTAAAACCAACTTTGTTAATAAGTTCCAACCCCGCCTCTCTGTCTGCAAGATCCATAAGAGCTTCTTTTTTTGTTTGAACAGGCGCTGTTTCTTGAACAGGCTCTACCTCTTCTTTTGGAAAAGGACTGTTTTCAGCAACTATTCTCTGCTCTTCAAATATATTTCTCTCTGGAACAATAGGATCCTCTTCAAAAAAACTACTTACATAATCTTTTATTGATTGGACTACTCCTCCAGGTTCCATGTATTGAACGTAAGGCTCTATGCCCCGTGGGCCGCGGTTCATGTTGACCGCTTGGTCTTTCAAAGATATCACGCCACCGTCTGCTTTGCTCAACATATGTAATTGACCTTCCTCATTAACCATTAAGTTTTTAAAAAAACCTATTAGTGAATCAAAACTGGGTTCTTTACCATATTCTTTTATAGTTCTTTTTATAGCGTTATTTGTAGCAGACATAGCTTGTCTCAAAATAGGTGTATCCGCATACAACCCTGCGCCATACTTAGCGATAGATTCAGAATAATTACCTTTGTCCCATTCTTTTTTTGCATCACTGTACACCATTTCAGGGGAGAACAACGCTTTATCCATCAAATCGGTGACGGTTGGTTCATATTCAACAACGCCGCCGTCCTCCATCATAAAATCTGAATCGTCAAACTTGGCAGGATCTTTTTTAGCCGCAGGACTTTGTAAAACCTTAGTGCTGCCTTTTGGCCTGTCCACTAACATAACGTAACTTAAATCACCTACACCTTCTACCGCATTCTCATAAGGTATATGAGTGTAACCTTCTGCTGCTAAATCCTTTGCATGCTGTCTCATAAATTTTTTAACATCTTGTATATCAACTCTAGGGTCTTCCCCTAAAATGTCACTTGCATCAAAATACTCTCCCTTGTACTTACTGTACTGGTCGGCCTGATATTCGTTTAAATCATATTCTGTAAAAGGTTTTTTTGTTTTGGGATTCAAAAGAGGCTTACTCAAGTCAGCTTTTAAAGGTATAGAACCGCCTAACGTGTTTCTTCCTATAGGTATGTTTGTAGAGGGGTCATAGCCTACGTTACCTGAAATCCGCGGTAATTTTAAAGTTGCCAAAACCTCTTCACGGCTTTTACCTGTTTCCTGCATAGTATCCCTAATTTTTTTTCTCATATTTACACCAAAAACTTCATCTACAAACCGATCGCTTGCAGCTCTAGGTGTAGAACCAACATGAGGCCCCAAGTCAAACCATGATAATTTATCTTTGTCAAATTTAGTAAACCCAGGATCGGTGTTTTGAGTAAAATGATATACAGGAGTATCTATTTTACCAAACGCTTCCTTCGATTGTTTGGTAAGAGCTGCATCTATTTCTTTAATCCTGTCTACAGCATACCTCCTAGACGTAACTGTATCCATCCAGTCCCAACCTTCTTCTGTATATTCCGTGGCAGGAGCTCTTTCAAAGATGCTCCACTCCCCGCGATGAACCTCATCATCGTCATAGAACTTAGAAATTTTATATTCTTTATTATTGAGATTTAATAAATAAGAACCATCTTCGCTGGGATCCTTTTTTAGCTTTGTCTTTTCAGAAACTTTAGATCCTCCAGAAGAAGGACCTTCCATCTTGGTAATAGACGTATCTATATCAGGGCCCCCAGCTGTGGCTGTCTTAGGACCCAAGTACGGTATAAAACCCTCAATCCCTTTTTTTGCATATTTAGCTACAGGACCTATTCCAGGAAGCACACTTGCTACACCAAGCGTTCCTAACGCTGTACCCGCTGCCGCCTCTACAAAATCATCACTAGAAATCATCTTACCGCTTTGAGACAAAACCTCTGGCAACTCGTAGGCCGCTATTGCCTCACCTGTGCCAGGTAAAAAAGAAAAAGCATCATACGCATCTTTCAGCGAGGTACCTTCTTTATCTTTGGCCTCTAAACGTGCGAGTACGTTTCTGTAATTTTGCTGAGGATCAGCCATCTCTTCCAAGAACCTGTGCTAACTGGGCCATGAGCCGTGGGTCGCGGGTTTCAGTTACACCACCCTGTTTTAAAATGCGGTTCATAACCAACATACTTCTATCAGCAGGCATCTCCATGATAGTGGTCTTCTTCATTATACTCTCTATACCTGGAGACCCGCCATACTCTAAGGGAATAAACTTCGGTTTAACATAGTTGGTGTCTAACAAATCAATGCCACTCAAAGGCGCATCCGCGAAGCCGCCTTCCATCTCGCTACCACCGAACTCCAACATCTGGCCTCGTATAGCATCCATCGGTTCTATAAATTCTTCAGGAGCTGTGGTAGTATCCTGATCCAGAGGATCCAACGCATACGGATCTTCTTCCAACATCCTTACAATCTCATCATAATCCATAGGAGTGTCAGGTTCTTCTTTGTTTGCGTTGCGTACTACACTGTCAGCCATCTTCACCTCAATAATAAGCCCTTACTTGAGCCGACCCATCGCCTTCTTCCCAATCGTCAGTCGGTAGCTGTACAAAATTACCCTGACGATAGCGCATTAAGGCCTGTGTCATGCTATCCACAAGGTC